CATTCTAGTTTGACCCCTACCCCAACACCTACATACACAAGCTTTGCCAAAACAACGCCAGTACAGGCCCTACGGCTTACCGGATCAACCGATAATGTAGAGACATCAACCATTGTGCTAGTTACTACGTCGGTATTTCCTACAACCGCAGTAACCTTAATGATCGCCTGCTTGCTGCCATCTTGGATTATTTGAGTCGATACTGTATCAGCCATGAGTTAGCTCCTTATGAAAGAGCAGCGCCCGTAGCAGTAACCCAAGCAGCGCCTGTGTTAATTACTAGACAAAACTCGTTATTGCCTGCGCCATTATCGCTGACGATGTACACCGTACCAGCGGAAACAGAACCAAAAGCGGGAAGATTAGCCGTAGTTACAATAGGAAAGTCAAAACCATTTGTAGAAACGACGGGACCTGAAAAGGTAGTTGTAGCCATTTTGAAACCTCACATGCGAGTTATGGGGCGTATCTGTCTGCATGTCGTCAGCCGGAAGCTGTCAGATACACCGGTTAGTTCCGGATTTAGGTAAGTATATAACACTTATTTAGCTAACGCACAAACAAAAAAACCCGTCGATTAGGACGGGCAACATCTCAGGGGAAGATATAAGGCAATATAGCACTAAATTTAAGGCAAAAGAAAGGGGGCCGAAGCCCCCAATCCTAACACCTTTTGCTTATTAAGCGCCGGGTGAACCGAAGATGCCCAGTGGGTCAGATACGCCGAAGCTGTATCGCTCACGAGCCTTATATCGGCTGTTACCTGTGTCAAAGTCTGCATCCATGCTAGTTGCCATAGATGAACGGACAAAGTGCTTCAGGCCATTCGGGATGTCAGTCATCAAGAACCAAGCATTGGTATCAGTCAGGTAGTTATTAACTTTATAACCACCGGGGATTGAACCGTTGTTGTTCAGTGCGTTGATGTCGTTATCCGCTGTAGCCACACGAAGATCAGTATCCAACAGGCGAGTAGCAACGAATTGCAGTGCCGGTGGGATAACAAGAGTCTTAGGCTTAGCAGCAATAAGCAACCCGCGCTCATCAGTCCAACCAGCGATCTGGATAACAGCCGCTTCTAAAGAAGCTTCGTTAAGGTCAGCCGCAACAGCAGGACGGTTTGAGTTAACACCGCCAGATACGAGAGGGTGAGCAGTTGAACAGAGAGTCTGTCCATCACCGTACGTAGTACCAGCAGCAAACGCGTTATTTAGGATGCTAGCACCCTTAGTTTGCTTAGTGTACGCCATAGCGCGGGCAAGTGCCTTTGTATAGCGTGAAGAGAGTGAATCGTAGAGATTATCTTCGATTGCTTCTTCAGTAAGCGAGAAACCCATTGCAACTGTCTCGTGAGTGTAACGAGCAGTCCAAGCTTCTTGCGCGTTGTCATACTCGATTGCAGAACCTTCACCCTTAACAGGTGCGGCACTGAAACCAGACAACTTAGTTTCTTCCTCGAAAGACCTATCCGAAGATTCAGTCTCGAAGATTTCAGCAGCCTCATCGCCATACTTAGCGTATTCGAGACCAAAAAGGGCGTTTAGACCCGGTAGTAGCTCCTTAAGGAGTTGCGCTCTTGAAATAGCCATTTGCTAGTCTCCTTATACGCCAGTTGTGTTGTTGTACTGGTGCAGGTTGATCTTGACGATCAGCTCCACAAAAGTATCAGCAGCAGTTTTAGTTTCGTCTACTGTGTCAATAACTCGCACAACTAGACCCGCTGTTGCAGCTTCTGAACCCGCTAGTACTGATGCACCAGAGTTGCCAGTAGCTGTGTCACCCGTACCTGCCAAAACAGACATGTTAGCACCTACGGAAGCGCGAGCTGCCGAGGACATGGTGCTGTTAGCAGCAGTTACGGCAACTTTAAACGCCGCTAGTGGGTCGTCAACTACGATAGCAAAAGCGTCAGTAACGCTAGTGCCGGGGTAGTACTGAGCCGGTGTGAACTGACTCAATGAATTGACGTACTGAACACCTACACAGACGCCCGCAGGGGAACCTGTAGTGGTACCAGTAAACTTCTCACATGTGCCTGCCGCTACGATTTTTACCAAATCACCTGCAAAGATAGCCGTGTTGTAGGTGCTCGCTATAGGAATAAGGCGAGTTTGACCTGCATAAGGCATACCGTCTACACGGTTAATTGGCTGAAAGCCGTAGGGAGCACTGACTGTTGGATAAGCCATTATAAATCACTCCTAAAAATAAGTTAATTTCCTTTGCCGAAAGTAACCTTTGTCTTCCTATCGTTAAATATAGGCATACGAGGGTCGTTTTCACGCATCAGACTTTGATCGACAGATCGCATTTGAGATTCCGTTAAGTTTTCGTAGTACTCAGTGCGTTCTTCGACTAGTTCTATTGGGGCCTTACACAGCATTAACCCACCAACAATGACATTATCTTTGAACCGTGCGTCGGCAACGGCGTCACTAAATATCTCGGGGTGGTCTTCTGCGCGTACTGGCTCCCAACCTTCACGTAACTTTGAAGATACATTAGTGGAATCAGGTTGACCCATAGTGCTTACACGAACCCAGTGAAACTTGTACCCCTCTTGAGGAATGGGATCAGGCAACACTGTTGGCCTACTCCACGCCTTTTTACGTACAGTTTTATCACGGGTTTCGAGTTCTCTATCCAGCCTCTGTTTCGACATTATTGTTTCCTCAGTAATTCAGCAGCCTGTTTGGCGTAAGTTTCCAGTGGGACTCCAAGTTTTTTTGCAATAGCTATTTGTGACTGCGTTAGCCTAATTTTCTTAGGCGCTGTGCTCCGCGTAGCGGGAGCAACCACATTGCTAGATTTTCTTTGAGTACTTTCTGGTTCATCCTCTATCCCGTCATCAAATTGATCGGGAAATACTTGTTGCATACGAGTGTTAATTTTCTCGTAGTAAGTATCAGTTTTGGGGTCTACCCCCTCTTTTGTTAACTTGTTATGCAACCCCAATGCAAAGGCAGTCATTTCGTCGTCTGAGCCGAACCACGGGTTATTATCGCGCCACGCTTCTGCTTTTTCGTCTCGCTGCACTTGAGGCTGGGGTGCCTCTACCTGCGTTTGTACAGGAGTTTCTTGCGGCTGTAAAGGTTGAATTTGCTTAGGTTTCAACCCATTAACTCGCTCCATGCGAATTTGAGCAGTGTTCAGCGCCGTCTGAGCCTCTAAGATTTTATCTGGCTCTCCAGACTCATAAGCCTCCTTGTACTGGCGTTGGGCCAAAGCCATCTCGCCATTCACTTGCTTTTTGGCAGATTCAATCAGCGTGTTATGACTTTGGTCTACCGTACCTTTTAGCTTTTTGTTCTCTGCCATCAAGTTTTTAGTGTACGTTTCGAGAGCTTCTCGCTCACGCTGGGCTTCCTCTTTAGCTCTACGCTCGTCGTGGTAGCCCTTACTAAAGTGTTTGATACGGTTTTTAACTTTGTCAGAGTAGTTTTCTAGTTCTTCGTTAGTGACTTCCTTTGGTGGTGGAGCCGCTTTTCGCCCACGATCAGCTTCTGGGGTATCGTCCTCTACCTCAATTTCTACTTCACCCGCTTGGATAATGTTCTTATCTTTAGCGGACTTCATGTCTTCTCGCCCCACAGCACCTGCTACTTCAAGCGGCGCGTCTTCTTCTTCTTCTACAACATCTACTTCAACCTCTTGAGTTGCTTCATCTTTATCAGGATCGGGAAACTCAAATTCTACATTTTGTCTAGGCATGGTCTCTCCTTATGCACGCGAAACAGCTCGCGGATCGTCTACGACGGCTTCAATAGAGTCGTCATTCATTAAGCGAAATTCCTGATTCCCCACCTTAAAACGCGTGCCGGTGTTGGCTCGGAACATCACATGATCACCTACTTTGCACCAAGGCCCAGTAGGGAAACGTTCTTTATCGCTGTAGGCTTCTTTACCCATATCAAGTACAGACCCCACAGTAGACAGGATATATTCCTCTCGACGAGTAGATTCTGCCTTGAGAAGCCCGCTTTCCCCGAAAGTATCTTCGACGTTAGGCAGGGCAATAAGCACCCTATACCCCACAGGCTTAGGGATAGAGGCTTCTAACTCTGCCTCTTTTACCGCTTCTACTTCGATACGCTCGCTTCTTTTTCGTTCTAATGCAGTCATTGCGGGGGTTGTTTCGGCAATAGCGTCTACCCCACTAACGGTTACTGTTTCAGTCATCTTCGTCATCCATATAGTTACGCGAAAGGTCACCTACTTCTCTTAATGCAGCGTTTAGACCTCGAATAACGCCACATACCTCCTTATACTCGGCAAAGTCTTTAGGACCCCCCGAGGTTAAGAATTCTTCGCTAGAGCCTTTAAGCTCTGTTAATTTTTCGTTCAGCACGTCAAAGACGGTTGTAGCCACTAATTATCTCCTTGATCTAAGCGGCGTAAGGTTGCCAATACGTGAGCAAGGTTTAACGCTGCTTGAGAAAATTTCATTGCCTCGTTAGCATCTGGTGATACTCCTGCCATACGGCTAGTGCGCCAGATTGCTTCTACTACTGCTTTTTCTGCCACTTCGCAAGCTACCTCCATAACACCTATATCTAAGGCATCTGGGGCGGGTGGGTCATACCGTTTAGTATCTTTCATAGGGTTCTAACTCCTGTGGTTTAAAAATAGAGGATCGCCTCCTTATTGGGGCCTTTGCCCCTCCTTTCTAGCTTTAGCTAAATCTAAAATAGCTTTTGCCTCGTCCAAATCGTTCTTAGCTTGCGCTTGTTCGTTCTGCGCTGCTATACGGCTCGCTTCAATAGTAGCGGTGGTTTGGGCTTTTTCTGCATCAAGCTGTAATCTTGCCGCGTTAAGTTGCGTATCTGCTTGATCTTTCTGAGCTTTACGCTGCTGCTCAGCCTGTTTAATTTGCAATTCTTGCTGCTGCATCTGGATGATGGGGTCTTGAGCTTTTTGCTGGGCCTGCTGCTCTGCTGCTGCGGCCTGTTTTTGTTGTGTAAGCTGTTGTGCTGCCTTCGCTAACAAGCCCGCCAATTGTACTTCTTGCTCTTTGTTAAGCTCTGAATCTGGCGGAGGTAGGGGCACGCCCAGTTTTGTCTCCATCTGTTGGCGGTACTGGAAGGCTACGTGTTCTGCCATGTGCGCACTGAGCGCGGCCATAATTTGCTGTGCCGCAGGGTTCTGCCCAATAAACGCCATGATTTGCGGGTCTTGCATAAACGCTTGGTGAGTAGCGATATGCGCGTCATGGTCTTGGTAAATAAACGCTTTCATCGGTTTGCCAACAATAACCGCCATATTTTCGCTGACCGGATCAGAAGGCTTAATGTCATCCTTAACCGGTACAAGCTTGTCAGCATTCTTAATACCCAAGACCTCGATCATCTGGCGATGGAGTTGAGGCAAATCGTAAATTTGTGGGGTGGCCTGTGCCATCTGCAACACGGTTTGGTACTGCACAACGCGTTGTGCCATCGTGCTGCTATTGGGATCACTGACAGGAATTACTTCCACCATAGCGTAATCGTCACGTCTTGCGCGAGGTTCACCACGGTCAGGCACATACATATACTCTTCGGGGGCGTACTCAGCGATGATCTTTCTTAGGAGTTTAAACTCCTGCTTCATCGAGTAATGAACACGGGATTGCACCGCAGCCATTGGTTTGAGCGTACGCTCTAGTAGCGCAAGAGTAGTTCCAACAGGAGCATTAGCACTCATGTCGGATATGTTCATGTCTGAGATAGCCCCTAAACGACGGCCTTCTTCAGTAATTTGTTTGAGCAAAGCAAAAAGAGTTTGACTGGGTTCTTTATAGGGCATCGGCATAATGTTGTCGCGGATGCTGCCAGAAGGGACGTCTACATCACGAAACTCACCGGGACCAATTGGTGTGTCATCGCCCTTAACGCGTAGTCCCCGAGATTTAAGGCCCCCGGGGAGGTTAGATAGCGTTCCAGCGTCAACTAATTGACGGATTAAACTAGTTCCGGCGCGAGCGTAGCCACCAATAATGTGAATTAAACCAAGGCCATAGAAGCCAAATCCGGGGACGTATGCATAATGAACAAAATGTTGACGCTTGAGCGTCAAAGAGTCGTCGGGGTTCCAGTTACGGCGTATGGCTAGTACCTTGCCCGTACCCTTCTCAAGCGTTACTACATAAGGCTTTGCGACTTGCATGGAGTCTTCGCCATCTGCCCCGTCTACACCGTCAATATTCAGGTCAGCGTGCACTTCAAGCACGGTATAGCGGTCATCAGAAGTTAAAGAAACGCCTGATTGCTCTGCTTTAGCCTCTTCAACATCAGAGAAAAACGACACAGGGTCACCTAGCTCTACTTCTCGATAGAACCCAGCAGCCTGTAGCTTAACCATTTCGTTTTTCGTTTTACGCATGACATGAGTAACGCGCTCTGCGGACTCAATATTAGAGGCACCGTAGGGGACAATCACGTCTTCAGCAGGGATATATAGGGCAATTTGACGCCCCAAGCTAGGGTCAAAATAAACTTTCTTAAACGCCGAACCAGCTAAACCTAGTGAGTACAGTAGTCGCTCATGCTCGGGGCGGTACTCGACCATAACCTCAGTCAGTTCGTAATTCATATCTGTCTTAACACGTAAGGCAGCGTCTTCTTTATCCTTGGTAATTTCTCCTAGAATCTTAGTCTTTACAGGACCGGCAGCAGGGAAAGTCTCGCTCATGGCCTCCGCTTGGAACCGGATAGCAGCTTCTGCTAGGACGTTAGAGTACACACCACAGGCGTTTTCCCAAGGCTCAGTACGCTCCTCGTACTTCATGCCCAGCACGTCAAGGCCCGCAACATAACTATCTGCCCAGTCACTTCGAGCTGCCATATCGCCTTCTACGGCCTCACACAGATCACCAGAAATCTCTTCCAGTTGATTGTCTTCTAAGTAATCGGCCAAGTTCGCATCGAACGGGGCGGCGTCAATCTCTGTGGTTTCTTCGCCAAAACTAATCTCTACACTACCGTCCTCAAGCTCTACCATCACGGGCAGGTCTTCGTCAGTAGCAATAGCCATTTCGATCATAGCGTCAGGTTGACCCATCTCGCCCATCAACTCTCCGTCTATGCCCTCGGGCATCTCGTATAAACCTTTTTCAATAGCCATTAGTAATACCCGCCGTTACGCCTTCTAAACATAGGGTCTTCTTCCCTTTCGTCTGAAGGTAATCGAATGAACCCGCCTTTTCTGAACCGCGCTAACGCAAGAGACACTGAGTCAACGTAGTCATCGTGTTCCCCTGCGGGGAAGCTAGCAACCTCGTCAATAACCTCTTCTGCCCAAGACCTGTTTGGTGCCCATACTATGCCAGACGCAAACATATCCGATACCGCGTTCAACCTTGTAATCTTATCGTTACCCTTTGTGGGGGTAAACTCTTGCGCTGGTATGCCCATCGCCCGCATTTCGTAAATAAGAGGAGAACCCGAAGCTTTTTTCTCAATAATTAAAGAATCTGGCTGCCACTCGTCATATTGCTCTACAGTTGCTCGCTTAAGTGTAGGAAACTCCATTCTATCCCTAAAAGCGTTTAAAAGTATAAGGTTAGCTTGTTCTACT